CTCCGGGCTATCCCACGTGAGCAACTGCAGGCCATTACTTTCAGACTAGATAACTCAGACTTACCGGATGCTGAGCGAAACAAGCTGATAAATGTATTTTTTGGTGAGCCTATCGTTATTAGCGATCTACCTATCAATATGTTTAACGGATCCTTTAATGGGTTTTTAGAGGGCTTTGCCATTAGAGCTAATCCTCAATTCGTAGACATAACGCTAACCCTGAGCCCTACAGATTTCTCATTGGTCGCGCCACAATGGGACACAGTAAGCCCGCCTAGCCTGATTTGGACAGGTGTAAACGCTACACTTGAGTGGGAAAACGCATTTGGAGGTTTGACATAATGGCAACAGTTACCCCTAATTTTAACTGGCCTGTACCTACATCGACCGATCTGGTCAAAGATGGAGCTACGGCTATTGAGGCCCTTGGAGACTCTATCGATGCTTCGCTAGTCGATCTTAAGGGCGGCACTACCGGGCAGGTACTTAGTAAAACCTCCGGTACAGATATGGACTTTACTTGGGTTACTACGGATGATGCTAACGCAATCCAAAATAGTATCGTCGATGCTAAAGGCGATCTGATTTCAGCTACAGCTAACGATACTCCGGCCCGATTGGCGGTCGGCGCTAACGGCGAAACGCTCGTAGCAGATAGTTCCACTTCAACAGGCTTGCGCTATCAAGTGCCTGTCAATGTCAATCCAGTCTTAAACTCAGCCTTTCAGGTGTGGCAGCGGGGAACGACAATCACAGGTGCAGCAGCGATTACTTACAGCGCTGACAGATGGATGGCATTACGCGATGCTTTTGTTGCTGGTTTTGATGTTAGCCGCCAAGTAACAAACGACACGACTAACCTGCCATTTATTCAGTATTGTGCAAGAGTTCAGAGAACCGCTGGAAATACAGGCTTACAGTTTATGTGGATGGCAAATAACTTTGAAAGCATAAACAGTATTCCATACGCAGGAAAGACAGTTACTTTATCTTTTTATGCTCGGGCAGGTGCAAATTATTCTTCCGCATCAAACGTTTTACAAGCAAGACTTTATTCAGGTTTAGGCACAGACCAAAATATTGCTACTGGTTACACAGGAACAGCAACTCCTATTGACCAAAATGCAACTTTGACAACGACTTGGCAACGCTTTTCTTACACAGCGACTGTGGCGTCGGCAGCAACAGAGTTAGCAATCCGCTTTGGCTACACTCCAGTAGGTACAGCAGGTGCCAATGATTATTATGAAGTAACTGGAGTTCAATTAGAAGTCGGTTCAGTAGCAACACCATTTAAGACCTACGCAGGAACACTCCAAGGAGAATTAGCCGCTTGTCAATATTATTACAAGCCAACGCTTTACGGCATAGGAAAATTTACTTCAACGACCGCAGCCGTCTTACAAGTAAACTACGGCATTATGCGAGTTGCGCCGTCAGTAGTTTTTGTATCAGGTGGTATTGACGAAATCGGAACAACGACAAGAACGGCAACTGCTATCACGGCTTTGGGACTTGGCGGCGGAACTGGTTTTATTTCTTTTACAGTATCAGGTGCGACATCAGGCGCAATTTGTGGGTCAGCGACAAACCTTCTATTCAATGCAAGTTCGGAGTTGTAAAATGGAAAAATTAACTTATGAAGAAATCAAAGATGAACAAGGCAAGGTCATTTGTATTAAGCGTTCGGACGGCTGGTTTATACCTATTGACGAAGGCAACTCAGACTACCAACGCTATCTAAACCCAGAAGCGGAACAATCCACACCGAGCGTTACTAATGGAGACTAGCTATAACGGCTACCCGGCATCTAAAGATCCGGAAGCAATTAAAATAAAGTCCTACCTCGTAAAAGGTACGGATCGTAAGCTAAGGTGTGCCGAAAGTGTTGGGCCTCTTTTGGCCGCCTTTGCTGCGGAGTTTCACGAGCTGATCGAGCCGATCGATGAGGGTACGTTTGACGACTGGGCATACGCTTACAGGATGGTAAGAGGCAACCCTACAAAATTATCCTGTCACTCATCCGGGACAGCTATCGATCTAAACGCTACTAAGCATCCACTAGGAAAATACGACACTTTCCCAGCTGAAAAAGTACCGATGATCCGGGCGCTCGCTAAAAAGTACGGCCTCAAGTGGGGCGGCGACTTTAAGAGCAGGCCGGACGATATGCACTTTGAGGTAGAAATATCAGCTGCAAAGGCTAAAGCGTTAATCTCGAGTTTAGGTTTACAGTAAACAAACCCTAAGGGCAGTAATGGAGCTAGACAATGAAAGAGCAAGCAATCGCAGCGGCTAAATCTTACGGCCGTGCAGCCTTGGCAAGTGCGGCAGCGCTGTATATGTCAGGGATCACCGATCCGAAAGTATTGGCTAACGCGTTTATCGCTGGGCTAATCGGGCCACTACTTAAGGCACTCCAACCGTCCGAAGGTCAGTTTGGCGTAACTAAGTAATGGAAGGGGCTCAGCTCATAGTCGGTATAGCTGTGGGGAGCTGTACCATTTTGGGGCTAGGGGCTGGGCTCGTCCGTCATTTGGTTAAGTACTACCTATCAGAGCTAAGGCCGGACGGTAACGGCGGCCATAACCTACGGGGCCGGATAGATCATATGGAGAGTCGAGTCGAGCGTATGGATAATAAGATCGATAAGATTTACGAGATTTTGTTAGAGACACGCCTAGCGAAATAATTGCCTTTTGTCAGTAGGTAGCCTCATACTGATACTACAAACGCCGGGAGGGCTACTCGGTTTGGTAGCTGCTCGGCCTTAACAAAGGGCGAACAATGAATAGTATGGACATTTTAATCGGTTTAGCAGCCTGCGGTATGGGCTTTATGTTTATGGTAATCGGATACTCGATCGGCTTTAAGCACGGACACGGCGAGGGCTTTGTACGTGGCCGCGCTATTGCTCAAGCTCTCAAAGAAAAAGAGCTAATCTAATGGGGTTTTTAGATAACTACGAGGATGTAAACGCTCGTATCAAGCGCTTTAGATCAGAATTCCCGACCGGGCGTTTAATAGCCTACATCGAAGATATTGACGTTATCAAAGGTACGGTTTTGGTTAAAGCTGAGGCTTATCGTGAGTACGAGGATGCCTTGCCTAGCGCCGTAGATTATGCGTTTGGTAACGTCGCACATTTAACAAACAATATGAAAAAATGGCTTATTGAGGATACGGTAACGAGTGCTTATGGGCGCGTAATCGGCCTATTGACACCGAGCGAACACGCTCGGCCTACTGTTCAGGATATGCAAAAGGTAGAAAACCTGCCAGCTGATCCGGATCCGTGGAGCAATCGAGCAGCTAAAGAGGATATTCCTACTATGGCTAGCGCTATCGGTGAGATCGAGCAAAGTCTAGGCGGGGCTCAAGTAGCCGAGCCTCCACGATGCCCGCACGGGACTATGGTATGGGCTGAGGGTACGGCTAAAGCAACCGGTAAACTTTGGGCAGCTTATAAATGCACCGAGAAAAACCGAGCTAACCAATGTAACCCTTATTGGCACGTACTCGGATCCGATGGAAAATGGAAGCCCCAAGTATGACGGAGGACGAGTTATTTAAGTACATCAAAGCGACCTACGTAGAGGACTTAGAGCGATCTAATGATGCTTTTGAGTACATCGATGCAACGAGCGACGGCTATCGGATGGTCGTAGAGCTTAAGTGCAGACACACGCATTATGACGAGCTGCTACTAGAAAAGGATAAGTACGACTCACTAATGCAACAAGCTAACAGCCTGGGGTATACGCCGTTTTATATCAATGAAACGCCTCAAGGCATATACGCGTTTAACCTACGCAAAATAACTATTAAATGGACTACCCGGCGCTTACCTGCCAGCACCTTTAATAAGACTGCTCCAGTAGATAAAGAGATAGCGCTGTTACATATAGATAAGGCGGTAAAACTGTAATGGGAGAATTAACCTTTATTAAAGATGGATACGCTACGACGATCCACGATGACGGGAACATAACCGTAGTAGCTGCTCAATACTGCGACCAATGCAAGAAATGGCAGACAACCCTAAACGGCTTTAACGTGCGAGATGTATCGGGTGAGGTCGTAATGTGGCTTTGTGCAGACTGTAGGGCCTAATGACTACATATAAATACGAGTGCCGTAAGTGCAAGAAGGTAACTGAGCAGATCGAGCGCATCATTACCGATAACCTGCCACCTAACGTTAAAACGCTCCAATGCACTAAATGCGGGGTTATGGGCGTGTGTTTAATGGAGTCCGCCGATGCCGATTTATGAATATGAGTGTATTAGCTGCAATATTCGATATGAGCTTGAGCAACCTATTACCTCGAACGCTGCGCCTATGTGCTGCGGTACGCATATGAGGCAGGTATATCACGCGCCGGGCATTAGCTTTAAGGGTAAAGGCTGGGGTAAGGATGCTTAGAGTCCTAGATTTATTTTGTGGAGCTGGTGGGGCCTCGATGGGTTATCACCGTGCAGGCTTTGAGGTTACAGGTATGGACATTAAACACGGTAAGCGCTACCCATTTAAGTACATACGTAAAGATGTAATGGAGTTAAGGCCTGAGGATCTAGAGGAATACGACCTCATACACGCTTCGCCGCCTTGTCAGACTTATAGCATTACACAGCATTTACGTAAGGCTCAAGGCAAAAGCACGAGTAAGAAAGATTTACTGGCTCAGGTTAGGTCATTACTTATAGCATCCGGAAAGCCTTATATAATAGAAAACGTAAAAGGCGCGCCGCTTATAGATCCAGTACAGCTATGCGGCTCAGCGTTTGGCCTAAAAGTACGTAGGCATAGGCTTTTCGAGTCTAACCTTGAGTTGAAAGGTACGGACTGCCACCATAAACAACAGGGTAAACCTGTAGGCATTTATGGATCGATGCGTGATGAGATACCGGGCGGCGGCCATACAGCTAAAACTATGGAGCAGGCTAACGAGGCTATGGGTATTAATTGGATGATATGGGGCGAAATGGTGGAGGCTATTCCACCTGCATATACTCACTACATAGGGATGCAGGTAAAGTTATGAGTTATACACAGGGTTTATACACAGGGGTTAATAACCTGTGGGACACGCTCAAAGCCACGCTCAAGATTGACAGGTATTTGACTGTATCGCTACGCTCCATACTCGCAGGCGAGCCGCTGAGGCGGATAGCTCGCAGGCGTAGTTTGGTGCTTTTGGCCGGGCTATTGCTATTTACCAATATGCCTACAGCTCAGGCGGTAAGTACACAAAGAGATAAAGAAAACTATAAGTTATATGCTCATATGAAGCTACTCAATGCAAAGCAATATAGATGCCTTGAGCTGCTATGGAATAAAGAAAGTAGATGGGATCCTAGAGCAGATAACCCTAAGTCCTCAGCATATGGCATACCTCAACTACTTAAGCTAAAAGAGTTAGATCCATTTAAACAAATAGACTTAGGACTTAAGTACATCGAACATAGATATAAGACACCTTGTCGAGCTTATGCTCATCATCTAAAGACTGGTCATTACTAGATGGTTAAGGGTAGACACGACCCACGTGTCACGAGAGACTGGAAGCGCATACGTTTGGCTGTATTAGCTAGAGATGGATACACGTGTGCCTATTGTGGGCAGGATGCTGGTACGGTAGATCACGTACGAAGCATCAAAGCCGGAGGCGATCCTATGGATATGGATAACTGTGTAGCAGCGTGTAGACGATGCAATAGCTCGAAGGGTTCACGCTCACAGGCTGTTTTTTTAGCAGCCAATTCTACCCCCCCTGCCTTTCAAGGCAATTCCTCCCCAAAAACGACCAGTACAGTCCTTGCCGGGCCGTGTGTAGGCCAACCCGATCAGAATTGATAATTATATGACCCAGCCTAAAACTCCCCGTAAGGGGGCTACTGAGCCTCGCCTACATAGTCCTTACCTCAAGGGCAAAAACCGCGGCGATGAGATCTCTCAACTAGCCGAAAGTATTGGGCTACCGCTTTTACCGTGGCAAGATTTCGTAATTCGAGATATGACCTCGGTAGATGAAAATAATATGTTTATCAGGCGTAGTAATCTCGTCCTAACGTCACGCCAACAGGGTAAAACTCACCTCGCGCGTATGATGATGCTGGGCCATATGTTTTTATTCGATAGCCCTAACGTGCTTATTATGTCCTCTAATAGATCGATGGCTTTAGACACCTTTAGGCAAGTGGCCTACGCCATCGAGGGCTCGGCAGAGCTGAGCAGGCAGGTTAAACAGATCCGCTACGCCAATGGCACGGAGTCTATAGAGTTAAAAAACGGACATAGGCTCGACGTAGTTGCAGCTACTCGCGACGGAAGTAGAGGCCGTACAGCTTCATTTTTATACATCGATGAGCTACGCGAAATCTCGGAGGAAGGCTATCGCGCAGCTACGCCTACGACTCGTGCAAAGGTCAATAGTCAAGCCCTGTATACGTCGAACGCCGGGGATGCCTTTAGCACGGTACTTAATGACCTACGCGAGCGCGCCTTATCTAACCCGCCTAAGACGTTTGGCTTTTACGAGTACAGCGCTCCGGCCTTTTGTAAAATCGATGATCGAGATGGCTGGGCCTACTCGAACCCGGCCCTTGGCTACCTTTTCGACGAGGATGTATTAGCCGAGGCTGTAAGTACTCAACCTATCGAAACTACGAAAACAGAGATGCTTTGCCAATGGATATCCAGTACAGCCTCACCTTGGCCTCATATGTCAGTTGAGGATGCAGGCGATAAGGATCTTAAGCTAGTACCCGGGCCGCTTACTATCTTTGCTTTTGATGTTAGCCCTAGTCGTAGAGACGGTTCGCTCGTTATGGGCCAAGTCCTTGCCGATGGTCGTATCGGTGTAGCAGTCCTTGAGACTTTCCACTCGGACGTATCCATCGATGAGTTATTCGTAGCTAACGCTATTGCTAAGTGGGCCAAGGTTTATTATCCGCGGCAAGTTGCTTACGACAAGTACACGACCGCCTCAATAGCCAAACGCCTCGAGGTAAACGGCATACAGATCGTAGATATCTCCGGCCAAAAGGGTTATCAGGCCTCAGGCGACCTCTACGAAGCTTTAGCTAATAAAAGACTCGTACACTCGGGCCAAGATGCACTCGTTACTCATATGGCAAATTGTGCAGCTAAAGAGTCTCCGGATAGCTGGCGTATCGTCCGTCGTAAATCGGCCGGGCCTGTAGATATCGCGATCGGTTTATCAATGGTCGTACACATCCTTAACCAACCAATGGGCGAGGCTAAAGTTTACGTTTAGACACGCGGCAGATAGCCGTATTTATGTTTGACATTATGGGAAAATGGAGACTATGGGACTATTACAAACGCTTGGTTTTAAGTCAGCTGAAAAGCAGACAGTAGAGGCCCAGTATGCACCTGCCGTAATGGATACGACTTACGGTTACGGATCATTTAACACTAATAGCGCTTTTGGTTATAACGGTATTGGTATCGATCGTAATTTTGCTTTACAGGTCGCGAGCGTTAGCCGCTGTAGAAACCTAGTAGCCGGAGTTATCTCATCGATCGATTTAGCATTATATAAAAAATCTACAGGCGAAAAATTAGGATCTCCAGTTTGGTTAGAGCAACCCGACCAGCGCCAACCTCGAAGCGTTACGATCGCGGCAACAGTAGATAGTTTAATTTTTTACTCGGTTGCATATTGGCGCGTTACATCTTTGTACGCCGATGATGGCAGACCGTCCGGCTTTGAGTGGGTCGCTAATAATCGCGTTACCTTTACGACTAATCAATACGGCACAGAGGTTAAAGATTATTTTGTAGATGGTCAGCTCGTACCTATGGGCGGTATCGGATCGCTTGTTACTTTCCAATCGTTAATTCCTGGAGTATTACAAACCGCAGGTACAACTATTAAGGCCGCTTGGGATATACAAAGAGCTGCATCTGTTAGCGCTGCTACGCCAATGGCTACTACTATCCTAAAAAATAACGGAGCTGATTTACCTGAGACACAGATCCAAGGTTTACTAGCTGGATGGAATTCGGCAAGAAAAAATCGCAGTACTGCATATTTAACCTCGACTTTGACCGCGGAAAATATTGGCTTTAGTCCTCGCGATATGATGTATAACGAAGCATCACAATATTTAGCGACTGAAATCGCTCGCGCTATGAACGTCCCGGCGTATTACATTTCCGCTGATATGAATAACTCAATGACGTACCAAAATATATTAGACGGACGTAAAGAGTTTGTCGCTTATTCTTTGCAGCCTTACATTTCTGCAATCGAGGATCGTCTATCAATGAACGACATAACCAATAGCCAAAACCAAGTGCGCTTCGCGGTAGACGATACCTTTTTACGAGTCGATGCTAAAGATCGTTTAGATATTATCGAGAAAATGTTAAACCTAGATTTAATTACAGTAGAGCAAGCTCGCTCTATGGAGCAACTAACACCGCTGGGAGATGCAAGTGCTACTAACGTTTAGTCAAGAGATCCAAGCCGCAGATACAGAGCGCCGCATCGTATCCGGACTCGTTGCACCATATGGCGAGATCGGTCACACAAGCGCAGGCCGTGTAATGTTCGAGCGCGGCAGTATTGCTATTCCAGATGCAGGAAAAATTAAATTACTATCGCAGCATCAACAGGACAAGCCAGTAGGTCGCGCTATTAGTTTTAGCGACTCTACCGAAGGCGTATACGGATCTTTTAAGCTTTCGAGTAGCACTCGAGGACAAGATGCACTCGTATTAGCGCAAGAAAATCTCGTATCCGGCCTATCCGTTGGGGTGGATGTAACCGCCTCGAAGCCGATGGGTGATTACTTGCTTGTCACGGCTGCCGTCCTCAAGGAAGTGTCGCTCGTCGAGAGCGCCGCATTTTCTAGCGCATCCGTCGATGAAATTATGGCGGCGAGAGCTGCTATCGAAGCTGCAACAAGTACAAAAGAAAAAACAACTACTATTTCTACGACTATCGTAGAGATCGAAACCGAAACAGAAACCGAAAGCGAGGAAGCTGTGACTACAGCCCCAGAAAATACACCGGAGGAAACCCCGGTAGATGCACCGGCCGAGGCTGAAAAAGTCGAAGCTGCTCGTAAGATTATTCGTCCGTCAGTCCTTGATTCTCAAAGACTACGTACACCAATCGTATCTATGGCAACTTACACAGAGCATAAGATCAAAGCTGCACTAGGTAGCGATGAGTCAAAGCTCTACGTAACTGCCGCGGATGATTTTGCTGGAAATCCAGCATTTAACCCTACTCAGTATCTGCAAGAGTTTGTAACTAATACTCGTTTTGGTACACCTGCGATCGATGCTTGTTCACAGGGAGTTTTGCCAGCGCAGGGTATGACTATTAACGTGCCATCACTTGTTACAGCTGCAGGCGGCGGTACAGGCGTAGCGCCAACCGTTACAGTAGAGGCAGAAAACGGCGCTGTATCTAATACAGATATGCAGAGCGCGTATCTTACTGGAACTGTCCAGAAGTACTCAGGAATGGGTACCATATCGATCGAGCTTCTCGAAAGATCAGATCCAAACTTCTATGCAGAGCTAACACAACAGCTACAAAATGCGTACCTAACTACTATTGATACAGCGGTAGTAAATGCTCTACTAACAGCTAGTACAGGCTCAACACCTACAACAGCTGATAGCGATGGAGTTATTGCTTTTACTTCACAAGCTGCAGCAGCCATCTACAAAAACACAGGTTACTTTGCTCAGAACTACGTAGGAAATGCTGCACAATGGCAACTACTAATGGGCGCAACCGATACTACAAAGCGACCAATTTACAACGCTATCCAACCTATGAACGCAGCCGGACAGGTAGGCCCTCAGTCTATCCGCGGTAATGTATTAGGCCTTGATCTATATGTAGACAAGAACTTTACAGAGACAACAGTAGACGACTCATCGGCGTTAATTTTGGCCCCTGAAGCGTTTACGGTTTACCGTAGCCCTCAGGCTTATATGTCAGTAAACGTAGTATCAAATCTGCAAGTGCAGGTAGCGATTTACGGCTTTATGGCAACTATCGCAAAAATGCCTAACGGTATTGTTCGTTACCTAAAGGCATAAGCAAAAAACCTAATAGTCGGTAGGGCTCTTAGCCCTTTGAGCCCTACCGGCCTCTTTTAAGATTGGAGTAGAGATGCCAGCGAGTTACGTCACCGAGGCCGAGTTAAGAGCTAACCTTGGAATTGAGAATTTATATTCGTCTGCCATCGTGGAGGAAGTCTGCCAAACTGCTCAAGATTTACTTAACCAATTTTTATGGTTTGCCTCAGCGCCAGTAGTGGGAGTAACGCTACAAAATAATGTAATTACCGCGATGATCGCTAACCCTATGATCTTTACTACGGGTCAGTCTGTAACCTTGAGTGGATGCGGCTCAACCTTTAACGGCACTTACACGATCACGGGTACGATCCCTTGGTCAGCTGGTACATCCTCCCAGCTACCGTCTATCGTGTGGAATAACACTTATTTTAATTGGCCTAATGGCTATAGCTTTATCCAGTTTCCTAAGACCGCCGCTAACGTCAATTTTCAGCGCGTACTACCTTATGGCCAAGCTGTAGGCGCAGACACAAAGACAAACAGCTACGCGACTACTCCGGCCGTACGTGAGGCCGCGATGATTTTGGCCGTAGATATCTGGCAGGCTCGCCAAGTTTCACAGACAGGCGGAGTATCGATCGACGGCTTTAGCCCGAGCCCCTATCGTTTAGGTAACGCGATGATCGGCAAGATCCGAGGGCTCATCGCCGGGTATCAAAATCCGAATTCTATGGTGGGCTAAATGCCTGTACCTATTACGACCTTACGCGCCTCACTTGCTGCAGCTTTAGCTAATGCGAACGTCTGGAATACATACAGCTTTCCACCTCCAACGATTACAGCTAACAGCGTTATCGTCGCTCCGGGAGATCCTTATATCACTCCCAGCAATAACACGTATAACTCAATTTCGCCTATGGCTAATTTTCGTATCCAGATGAGTGTGCCGCTACTGGATAATCAGGGAAATTTACAGGGCATCGAAAATATGGTCGTAGCTGTGTTTAACAAACTTGCAGCCTCATCGATCGTAATGAATATTGGAGCTGTTAGCGCGCCGAGTACTTTAGACGTACAGAGCGGTACGTTGCTAACAGCATCTATAGACATAAGCATACTAACGAGCTGGAGCTGACAAATGACCCTAACCGATGAAGATATTGCCTTTCTAATTAAGATAGGGCAGATCAAAGAAGCACCAAAAAAAGAAGCAAAAACTAATACACCTACTACAGAGAAAAGCGAGGAATAGGCGATGGCCGTATTTCTATCAAACGGAGTAGTCGTAACCCTTAACTCGGTTGCACTCTCTGATCACGTAACGAGCGCGACAATTAACCGCGTATTCGAGGAACTCGAAATAACAGCTATGGGGGACTCCAGCAGAAAATTTACAAAAGGTTTGGAGACTTCTACGATTTCACTAGACTTCCTATCGGATACAGCAGCAGCTAACGTAAATGCTACTTTGCAGGCGGCTTGGGGTACGACTGTACCAATCACGCTAAAGCAAACAAGCGCAACTACTTCAGCTACTAACCCTCAATACGCTACGACTATCCTAGTAAATAACACTACAGATATTAACGGAGCTGTTGGAGATATCGGTACACAGAGCATTACATTTACTTGTAACTCACCAATCGTAATTACTACAGCACCATAACAAACTAACAAAGGGGCAACAAATGGCACGACTCAAAATAACAAGGGCTACCGGCGAGGTAACAGAGCATCAAATCACGCCGAGAATTGAGTACGCCTTTGAGATCTACGCAAAAAAAGGTTTTCACAAAGCCTTTAGAGATGACGAGAAGCAAAGCGACGTGTATTGGTTAGCTTGGGAATGCCTCAAGGCATCCGGAGTAACCGTACCGATGTTTGGGGCAGAGTTTTTAGATACCTTGGCTAGGGTTGAGGTACTAGACGACGAACCTTTAGCCTAGGGCGCGGCTCTTTAACCTATTTAGTAGCACAGCTATCTATACGGTTACAGGTCGCGCCTCAGGCGATACTCGATCTCGATACAGAGATGTTTAAGATGTTAGTAAAGGTATTAAACGAGCAAGCCGAGGAGGTTAAAAATGTCCGTAACACTAGACGGCGTTAAAGAGACTCTAAAGGCTATGCGTAAAATAGATCCTGAACTATTAAAAGAGATGAACAAAGAGATTAAAGGCGTGATGATCCCCATCCGGGACAAGGCTCGGGGCTATGCGCCGTCTCCAGTACCGGGCAACCTGTATAACTGGAATGAGGGGACTAAGGGCCGAAAGATTACAGCTCGTAACTCGGCCTTTAGAACCCTTAACACCGAAGGCCGCGTACGTATGTTTCCACTATACGATGCAGCTCTAGCTAGTAAAGGCGTGTACTACTCAGCCTCGCCTAGCAAGCGCAACCGTAACGGCTGGTCGTCGATGTATATCGTGGCTAACGCCTCAGCAAGCGGCGCTATTTACGAGACTGCAGGACGTAAAAACCCGGGCGGAGATCCTAAAAGCCGATCCAATAACCCAGGCGCAGGCGCTAACTTTATTAGCCGTATGGGGCCTTTGTATGGCGATGGTGCAAGCCGTGGACGTATGATTTTTAGAGCTTGGTCGGAGGATCAAGGCAAGGCTCAAGCTGCCGTAGTAAGAGCTATCGAAAAAACTATCGCTGGCTTTAATCAAGGCCGTTACGCGAAGGCGGCATAATGGCCAAGTTACCCGATTTATTCGTTAATGCCGTTACTACCTTTGACGGTAAGGCTTTAGCAAAAGGCCAAAAACAGATAAGTGGCTTTGAGAAAAACGTAAAGAATTTAGCTAAAGCTTTTGGGCTTACCTTTTCAGCTGCCGCTCTAGCGCAATATGGTAAAAATGCAGTTAAGGCTTTTGCAGATCAGCAACTAGAAGTAGCACAATTAACTACAGCTGTACGTAACCTCGGCTTGGCTTTTGCTACTCCGGAAATCGATCGATACATCGATAAGATCGAAGCGGCTACGGGCGTAAATAGAAACTTGCTACAGCCGTCGATGCTTAAGTTACTACAGGTAACAGGCTCAGTAACTAAGAGCCAAGAATTACTAAACCTTGCTATGGATGTATCGGCAGGCACGGGAACCGATTTAGCCAAAACTAGCGAAATATTAAGCCAAGCATATGTAGGCAATTTTAAGGGTTTACGCTCTCTTAACCTAGGACTAACTCAAGCCGAGCTAGCCTCTACAAACTTTGAGGAAGTACAAAAGCGCCTACAGGTATTATTCGCAGGCCAAGCCAAGGTAGCCGCCGATAGCTATGTCGGATCTATGAATAAACTCGCCATAGCCTCCGAGAACGCTAGCGAAAAGATCGGTAAATCTTTAGTCGGTGCGCTTACTGCTCTATCCGGCGGCGAGACAATAGACGACACAATTAGTAAAATCGATAAACTCAGTAGCGCTGTAGCTGGCCTTATTGATGTAACGATAGGGCTTAAGGCTGGCGAATACCTGCAACAGTATTACGGCCTCAACGCTGGCAAGATCCCCGGAGGGTTTGGTAATCGCTCGCTCTCGGCTGGCAATCAAGATACACAAAAAGCCGATGCCAAGGCACGGGCCAAGGCCGAAGCCGATGCTGCTAAGCGAGCTAAAGAGTTATTAGCATTACAAAGAAAATCAGCCATAGCAGAAAAAAATAAAATAGCCCTATCTAAAGCTGCCGCTATTTTTGATACTACTCGTGTCTCACTAGCTGCGGCTCTTAAGGCTACCTATGACAAAGAGACACGCCTGCGCCTTGAGGCCCTTATGGCCATCGAGGAAGATAACGGCGATTTAGCGTTAAAGAAAATAAGCGAACTTGCAGCCCTGCAAAAAAATGCAGACTTAGCAAAATTAGCAGGCGTTAAAGAGATTAGCGACTCAACACTCTTAGCGATTAACACTCAACTTTTGGCCGAACTCAAAGCAATTAACGATAGCAAAATGGCCGAAGCCGATAAAGAAATTTTACGCGAGGAAGCCTTTAAAAAATATAACGCCGCTATTACCGCAGCTGGAGAATTAGCAGCTAAAGAACAATACAGCGAGCGCGTACAAATCCAACTTACCGAGATCGCTCGACTTGCATCTTTGAGCAATACGACAAGCGCGCTAAAAACTGAAGTATTACTACGCGAGTCTGCCGAACTATCGATGATCGGCCGAGTAGCCAAGGCTCAAGCCGAAGCCGATGCGGCACGACTAAAGGCGCTGCAAGATTATCTAGCCTTGCTAGCTAAAGGCGGAGCTGGCACTCCCGGCGCTCCGGATACAGGCGGAGGCAATAGAGGCGGCGGAGGCCCGGGATCGGTAACGCCTGCATCGACTCAATTAGCAACCCTTACAGAATTACGTAAAGCCACTACTGTAGGTACAGGTATTAACTTTTTGCTCAAAGAGCAGATCGACGAGCTTACCTCTAATACAGGTATAGCTTCTATTCTCAATCAAAGCGACGAACGTACGCGCCTTACTGAAATGGGACTATTCGACAAAGCCGCGAAAGGCGGTAGCTTTGACGTAGGATCGTTTAGGATGGCAGAAAACAAAATAGATATAACCATCAATGCGGGAGTGGGAGATCCTGAGGCTATCGCTCGAGTTATCGAGGATGTACTCAATCAATCAACCTATAGAGGAACCTCAGTTAATAGAGGCTCCGGAGACTATACAGCGGCGTGAGTACTTGGCTCCCAGAGTGGAAAATAATCGTAGGCACGACTGAGTATACAAACGTGCTAAGCGTAAATATGGCAACTGGTCGCGATGACGTAGACCTACAATGCAACGCAGGCTACGCTCGTATGGAGATCGTAAATATAAATAACTCGGCTTTTGATATTGACGTTACCGATAGCCTTACCCTAGAGCTAAAGAATAGCTCCGGTACGTACGTGCCTGTTTTTGGCGGTACGGTATCCGATTTTGGTATTTCGGTACGTTCGCCTGAGGAAGTAGGCTTTATAACAATCGGTAATATTTTAGCCGTAGGATCCTTGGCTAAATTGACTAAAGCCCTGTTCCCGGATGCTTTGCCTAAAACTGAGGATGGCAATCAGATTTTCGACATCCTTAACGAGCTACTTATTAATAGCTGGTTTGAGGTAGCACCGGCTTTACAATGGCAGGACTACGACCCTACGACTACGTGGGCTAACGCTGAAAACGTGGGCCTTGGCGAGATCGACCAGCCGGGCCTCTACGAGATGATTTCTCGCTCAGCTGATCCGTTTAGTAGCTATAACCTATGCGCGCAGATCGCACAAAGCGCGCTCGGTAATATGTACGAGGACAAGGCTGGGCGAGTTTGTTACGCCGATGCTGACCATCGCACGGCCTACCTATCGGCTAATGGCTATACGACTATTTCGGCTAATTACGCTATCCCGTCGAGCGTTAAGTCAATTTTACAGATAGGCAAGATCCGTAACTCGCTCGTATTTAACTATGGTAATAATTACAATAATCAAGCCACGGCTTTAGATGCTGACTCGATCGCTAACTATGGCCGCTATCAGCGCAGCGTAAGCTCTAACCTGCATAACTTAAGCGATGTAAACGATGTAATGGATCGCGAGCTAGGGCTCCGGGCTATCCCACGTGAGCAACTGCAGGCCATTACTTTCAGACTAGATAACTCAGACTTACCGGATGCTGAGCGAAACAAGCTGATAAATGTATTTTTTGGTGAGCCTATCGTTATTAGCGATTTACCTATCAATATG